TGCACCTCCTAATGGCGCTCCAGAGGGAATGTTGCCATCAGCCGTAAACGATACGATGCGAGATATGATGGCGCAGATTCGTGATGTTGGCGATGGTATTAGGGATGGCACATATACCATGACAGCCCCAAAGATTACTGGAGGCTCGATTACTGGCGTTACTTTTACATCTATCGTAGTAACTGGCGGCTCTATTACCGGCATTACCGATCTAGCCGTAGCAGATGGCGGTACAGGCGCTTCTACATTAACAGGCATTATTAAGGGTAGCGGAACATCTGCGCTTACTACTGCCACTATTGGCGTAGATTATGCTGGTATTGATACGGCTCAGACCTTTACAAAAGGCCAGCGAGGCGAAATCACCACATTAACCGATGGTGCTACTGTTACGCCTGATATGGCTGACTCAAATAACTTTACCCTTACATTGGGCGGCAATCGTACCCTAGCTAATCCTACCAACCTAACTGCTGGTCAGTCAGGCTCTATCTTTATCGTTCAAGACGCTACAGGTAGCAGAACATTAGCCTATGGAAGTCAATACGACTTCATTGGAGGTACAGCGCCAACGCTTAGTACAAGCCCGAACGCAATTGATCGTATAGATTATATTGTTAGAACAACTGGGTCAATTCATTGTGTCTTTACTGCTAATTACTCATAATGACAAAGCCTATAGACATTTCTGGTAATAAATATGGCAAATTAACTGTCATAGCTAGAAATGGCATAAATTATGTTGGCAAGGCATTGTGGCTTTGCAAATGTGATTGTGGAAATGAAAAAGTAGCAATGAGCTATGATTTAAGGAGAGGCCATACAAAATCTTGTGGATGTTTGTTAAAAGAACATTTTTCTAAATTAAATAAAAAACATGGCAAATCTTGGACTCCAGAATGGAAAACATGGATTGCAATGAAAAGAAGGTGTTATGACAAATCTCAACAGTTTTATGATGTGTATGGCGGTAGAGGAATAACAGTTTGTGAAAAATGGCACGATTTTAATAATTTCTACAACGACATGGGCAAAAGACCCGATGGAATGAGCTTAGAAAGAATTAATGTCAATGGCAATTACGAGCCATCAAACTGTAAATGGGCAACTGCAAAAGAACAAGCTAGAAATACTACTAGGAACTTTATGGTAACTGCAAACAACAAAACCCAAGCATTATCAGCGTGGGCAGAGGAACTTGGCATAAATTACTACACAGTCAGATCAAGAATCTACAAATTAAAGTGGAATCCTGTTGAGGCTTTGTTTGGGAAGGCTGCATAATGTCAGTAATTAACTCTCAGCCTCTTATTGGCGCATCTGGTAATCAAGGTGTAGCTACATACGACCTTACTCGCTCATTGCGCTTTCGGTCTAGTGCTTCTGCTAATTTAAACAGAACCCCAGCTAGTGCTGGTAATCGTCAGAAATGGACTTGGAGCGCTTGGGTAAAAAGAGGAACTTTAAGTTCTGGACAAACTCTTTTTGGTGGACACGATGGCATTGCTGGGCAACAAGGCTCTATAGACTTTAAATCCGATAATACTTTACAAATTTATACTGGTGGAGATTCTGGATCAAGGGGTGATGCTTACACAACAGCAGTATTTCGTGACCCTTCTGCTTGGTATCACATTGTAGGGGTATTAGACACAACTCAAGCCACAGGGTCAAATCGAATAAAGATATATGTTAATGGCGTTCAGCAAACAGTAACATTTACAGCGACACCAACTCAAAATTATAATGGCCAAATAAATGCTGCCGTTAATCATAGAATTGGAACGCTAGCAAGTTTAAGCCAATACTTTGATGGATATATTGCCGAATTAAACTTTGTAGATGGACAGGCACTAACCCCAGCAGATTTTGGTGAAACATCCGCTACTACAGGTGTATGGATTCCTAAAGCATACACAGGAACATACGGTACTAATGGATTCTATTTAGACTTTGAAGATACATCTTCTGTCGCTGCATTAGGTTACGATGCTGCTGGTTCTAACGACTGGACAGTAAACAATGTAAGCCTTACAAGCGGTACTACATACGACAGTATGACAGATGTACCTACACTAACAAGCGCTACTGCTGCTAACTATGCTGTAGGAAATCCTTTGTCTGTGGGGGCTGGCGGCACTTGGTCTGATGGCAATCTTAAGGTTGTAAAAAGTGGTGCAAGTGCCATTACTAATGCGTTCAGCACTATTGGAATAAATACAAATGCGTTTTATTGGGAAACAACTTGGTCTGCTGGAGCAAACTTTTATGCTGGTATTGCTACACAATCAGCAACTTTAACTGCCTTAACAACTGGCACTATTATTTATAACCAAGCTGGTGAAATTCAATTAAATGGCTCTGTAGTTTCAACACACACATCTCTTTCTGTAAATGATGTTTTGGGAGTTGCGGTAGATTTTACAAATTCTAAAATTTATTTCTATAAAAACAATACATTAGTAAATTCTGGCGGTTATTCATTCACAGTTGGATCAAATACATGGTTTGCATTATTTGGAACTTTTGCTGCGAATGATGCTCAGATAGTAAACTTCGGTCAGCGCCCCTTCGCCTACACTCCACCTACAGGCTTTGTAGCACTAAACACATTTAATTTACCATAATATGCCTAATAAAAAACTAGACCTTGTTGGACAACGATTTGGTAAATTATTAGTAATTGCCTTTGCTGGTCAAGATAAAATGCAACAAAGTTTGTTTTCTTGTATTTGCGATTGCGGCAAAAACCATATTGTAAGAGGTTATATGTTAAGAAATGGCAATACTAAATCTTGTGGATGTTTAAGAGTTACTGTAGGAAAATTACAAGGATTGCAAACAAAAAAACATGGAATGATTGGAACACCAACATATAAAACTTGGCAATCTATGAAAAATAGATGTTTAAATCCTAACCATAATAAGTATAAATTTTATGGTGGTCTAGGAGTTAAAATTGCAGAAGAATGGAATACTTTTGAAGGATTTTTAGAAGATATGGGCGTAAGACCTAATAATATGACTTTAGATAGACTTAATCCTTTTAAAGATTACACAAAAGAAAACTGTCGTTGGGCAGATAATGAAACTCAAATAAAAAACACTAGAAGAAATTATTTTAAGGAAAACTTGCTATGCCTGTAATTGTAAAGCCAAGCGATTACTTTAATGTAGTTACATACACAGGAACAGGCTCATCTCAAACCATATCTGTTGGTTTTCAGCCTGATTTTGTTTGGATTAAAAGTAGGTCTAATGCACAAGACCATAAACTTACAGATGCAGTTAGAGGCGTAACTAAATCATTAGAATCAAATACTACAGATGCAGAAGCTACAGATACTAATGGAATAACTGCTTTTACATCAACTGGATTTACTGTTGGTTCTGATTCTACATATAATACTAATGCGTATACCTATGTTGCATGGTGCTGGAAAGCTAATGGAGCAGGGTCATCCAACACAGCAGGTTCTATTACATCTACAGTAAGTGCTAATACATCTGCTGGGTTTAGTATTGTTACTTATACAGGCACAGGTGCTAATGCTACAGTTGGTCATGGATTAGGTGTTGCACCTAGATTTATTATTGTAAAAGATAGAACTTCTGGCGGCACAGATTGGTACACAAGACATTCATCTTATGGTGGAAATGATTGGTATCAGCAATTAAATTTAACAAGCGGAGTCAATACTACAACAACTATTTGGAACAACACAGCACCTACTTCTACTGTGTTTTCTCTTGGAACAAGCGGAGCAGCTAATAATAGTGGTAGCTCTTTTGTAGCCTACTGTTTTGCAGAAGTAGCTGGTTATTCTAGCTTTAACTCATACACAGGAAATGGCTCTACTGATGGTGTATTCGTATACACAGGATTTAGACCTAAATTTATTATGATTAAAAGAGTAACTGGCGGTACAGGCTCTTGGGCTATGTATGACACATCGAGAAACACATTTAATGTGTCTGATAAAGAACTTGCAGCAAATGAATCTTCATCAGAATATACAAGAACAGAAGCACACATGGATATTCTTTCAAACGGATTTAAACTTAGAAATACAGACGGCTGGCACAATGTTAGTGGTAGTTTATACATATACATGGCTGTAGCAGAAAACCCATTCAAATACGCTAACGCACGATAGGAATTATTATGCCTTTTAAACTCGGAACTAAGACTATCCAGTTGGATACGCCTTTTACACACAACGACATTCAATACCCTGCAAACTGGATTCGTCTAGCTACAGAAGAAGATAAGGCTGCTATCGGTCTAGTCTGGGAAGCTGACCCTGTTAGAGCGGATGACAGATTTTATTGGAGTGGCGATATTAACAATCCAAAAGACATCGACCAAGTAAAAGCTATGCTGATTGCTCAAAGCAAAGCTACTGCTGGTTCTATGCTGGCTCAATCAGACTGGAAGATTATTCGTGCTACTGAAACTGGCATTGCAGCAAGCGCTGAAACATTAGCTGAAAGAGCCGCTATTCGTACAGCCTCTAATGACAATGAAACGGCTATCAACGCTTGCACATCTGTAGATCAGTTAGCTGTATTACAGTTGGTATTTCCGCAAAAAGAAATCGCTCCTGTAGCTCCATAATAAGAGGGCAGCATGGAAGATTTACGACTAAGCCGAATAGAAGCCAAACTAGATAAACTTGCAGATGCAGTCGTAAGCCTAGCTCGAATGGAAGAACGGATGCTTACTATTTTTAAGCGTATTGAGCATTACGAAGAACGCCAACAAAAAATAGAAGATCGAGTAGCTGAAATAGAAAAAGATGACGCTGGTAAAGACTCTGTTTTTAGCGTTGTTAATCGTTTTATTTGGTTGGTAGCTGGAATAGCTTTGGCCTTTGTGTTCGATCTATTCAAAAAATGAAGCTGTACGATAATTGGAAAGAGATACTCCGTAAGGCTTGGTCTATCCGATTTATGCTTATTGCAGGCGTGTTATCCGGTATTGAGGTAATTCTGCCTTTATTCCATGAGAACATACCTAAAAACATTTTTGCTGCGCTATCTTTGGTTTTCGTTACCCTTGCTTTTGTTTCTCGCCTGGTGGCTCAACGGGATGTTTGAACGCAAGCACATAGCTACTATTAGCCTGTCTGCTACGGCCTTAGTAGCCCTGCTAGTCCATGAAGGCTACCGAGATAATGCCTACATACCTGTTGCTGGAGATGTTCCTACAATCGGCTTTGGCACGACTACAGGCGTTAAACTAGGTGATCGCACATCGCCAGAAAGAGCGCTTACTGTTGCAATGCGAGATGTTCAGGGTTTTGAGGGCGCTATAAAAGAGTGCGTAACCGTACCGCTACACCAATACGAGTACGATGCCTATACAAGCCTTGCCTACAATATCGGCAGTAATGCGTTTTGCCGATCAACTCTAGTACGCAAACTAAACACACAAGACTATGTAGGGGCGTGTAATCAAATCCTACGCTGGGATCAGTTTAAGGGTAAACCCTTAGCAGGTCTTACTAAACGCAGACAAGAGGAACATAAAAAGTGTTTGGGCTTATAAATCCGCTATACAAGGTACTTGGCATAATAGGGCTTGTAGCCGTTTTATTTGGCACAGGCTACTATCGGGGTTATGCATCCGAAAAGAAGCGCTTTGATGCGTTTAAATCGGAATTAGAGGCATCTGCCAAGGCACAAGAGAAAATCAATCAACAGATTGAACAGAAAAACAAACTAATCGCTGACAATAGCAAGAGGGAATATGAAGCTAAGATTGTTGCTTTGCGCCATTATTATGACCGGCTGCGCCACCCAGACACCAACAAACTGCCCAGCGCCACCATCACCGCCCATCGAGTTGATGAAAAAACCACCGACCCAGTATTTATTGGACAATGCGCTGAAACCACGCTCCAATTAGTATCGCTGCAAGATTGGATTACATCCGTATCAAAATAGCTGGGTAAGGTCTACATACTTAAAATGCTTGATTGGGACATCGAAAAAGAACTCGCCAGCAGCAACCTCGCTATTCTTGACCTCTATCAATGGACACTTTTTCATCAACTCAGCTTTCATCCAATACGCATGGATTAAGTCGTGAGTTAGTGCAAAAAATAGCACAGGGAGATTTTGCTGAAATAGTTTCTCTTTCCTGTTCGCTATGTGAATGGTGGGATAGTGGCAGTACTCCCAGCCCCGAACTTCTACTTCAATATAGCCAACTAAATTTCCTGCTCTATACACGAGCAAGTCTACTCCAAATACATTAGGGTTTTCCCTGCACTCCAGCCCCCACTTCATCTTCACCCATTTCGTCACCGCTTCCCTCGCTGGTGGGTCGTACTGGTTGTGAAGGCTCTGGCTGAACGGCTTTCTTAAAGATTGCATCCCAGTTTGTACGGTAATCATCGCTTACTTTTTTTTGGTTTTCATTCATGGTTGCGCTAGTTTGATAGGAAGTGAACTAGCCAAAAACTTGTGAAGGATGCAGCCTATCTCTTAGTGGGGTTTATGGGGCTAAAGCAGATTCCTTCTGAGCCTTTAGCATTGGCGCTGTTTTGCGGATTGTTTCTAGCTCCGTTTCAAACGCTTTCTCTATCTGCTCAATCGTAAAACCCTGCCTTAGAAACTTTAATACCTGGTCGGTTAATTGTTGCTGCATATCAAAAGCAAGTAACAATGTTGCCGCAGACCGTACAAGTAGTCATCTTGCCATTGACAATAATTGTCTGTGTTTGGCAAGCATAGCCTACGCCCATAAGTAACATATATGTTACCAATCCTAAAGTTATCTTTTTCATATCATTCTCCTAGAAGGGTACATCCCCGAGATCATCATCTTGAATACGGTGCTTAGGCATTTCGTCATCGCCCTTGGCCTTGAAGTTGCTACGCTCTTTCTCCTTGCCAATCGCCAGGCTAAAGAACTTACCGTTCTTGCCTTCCTTGATCCAACCACTTAGCCAATGCTCTTTGCCATTGACCATGATTGTTCCAGCATAATCAGGGTGGGTTGGTTTCTCTTTGCGATCATTTTTAAATAGTGATCCGTTACCTTCTTTTAATTCATAAGCCATTATTTTCTCTCTTTCAATTTAGAATACATCTCACTCACTTCACCGAGGAATTTTTCTACTTCTGCTTCCATCGCCTTAATGTATTCCTCATCTCTTTCAAGGCGTACTACAAACAACTGCAAATCTTCCGGCAGGCGTGGATCGTAGCTTACAAAATCACACCACTCTTTGCCTGTTACTGCCATTTGGCATTGCATCTGCGGCACATACTTTGCAGGCGGTTTACCACCTAGCAGGTACTTAATATGCGTTTTACTAGCTGGGCATTTAATCTCCAATAAACCAGTTTCGCCTACCAGTCCGTCTGGGCTACATCCAAACCATTCTATCGTAGGATGATCTACAAAAGCAACCTGCTCTACAAATACATTGGCATGGGCCTCGTAAGCGATTCTAGCCATCGGTTCGGTCTGTGTGCCCCATTCCATTGCCGCATTGGTAAACGACTCGCCTGGCTCGTTTGTAAGCCTTTGGACTACCAATTCTGTGCGGTAATCTTCCCTCGTAGCAGCCTCGCCCGACTTTCCTTTAGCCAAGACATCTGTAATCCGACTAGCGGTTACTTTGCCCAGCCTAATTGCCAACCATTCTGGCGATCCCTGCTCAATCACTTGACCACCTCCAGCAATTCTTTTGCCAATTCATTAGTCCGTACTGCCGCCTTATGCGCTGCTTCTGTGTTGCCCTTTAGTTCATTGTTGTAGAAACTTCTAAGGGTCTTGACAATATCTAAATATACTTCTGAGTAATCTCGGTTCATTCTTTATCTTCCAATGACTCGTTAATTGGCTGGGTTATAAATGGTACATCAGAAATTTCATCCAACTCCCATTTTTTAGCAAACTCAGCAGACATGGCATCTATCGCAGCGTTCCATCCTAGCGCAAAGTATTCTTGCGGATGGTAGATAGATTGCTCTAACTTGTTAAACGCCTCTAGGCAATGTTTATTTATCATTTTCGCTTAAACCTTAAATTAACGACTTCTTTGCTAAACGCTGGCTGTACATCGTCTAGCGTTCTAGCGCACATCTCCCGAAAGTCAGCCCACTTCTTAATGTACTGGGCCTGCTCACTAGCTGGGGTATAGCCATACATCTTCTTCCAGCGCAATGTAATGTCTGTTCCTGCTTTGGTATAAACATAACTATTTTTCACTTTTCTTCCCCTTGTATTTTTGCTCTGCCGTTCTTTTTAAACAAACTTCACATCTCCACCTAGTTACTTTGCCGGTCTTTACCAGCTTAAAACCACTAGCTGATCTTTCCACCTGGCAACTAGTACAGAATTTCCTTTCCACCATCCCAGCCTTCCTTTAAATATCCATATTCTGAAACATCGCATACGGCTCTCAAATCGGAACACACATCGCACTTTTCCACCCATATTCTGTAATGGTGGTCTTTTGGTCTGTGTATTCCCCACTTTGTTCCGCACTCTGAACATACATTATCCGGCTGCTGATTCGCTAGTTTCATTGAATTTAGCTTTCATTTCGTTGTAAGCAGCTTGGATTGGGTCAATCATGTTTTTATTGTCTGCGTATTGCTTATATAATGTAGCGAAGGCAGTCCGCAACTTGGCAGGGCTATCGCTTGCCTTAATTTTGGCGATACAGGCGTTTAGGCTTTCTTCTGCCTTTAATGGCTCAGACGAATCCAGCGCATCGTGTTCTACGATCTCCATTGCCGTAACCCACAAATACCTACGCTGATAGGTTTCTACTGCGCCAATGTTCTGCACCTCATGGCAGCCCTTTAAAGCCGCAGACCCCATTGGGCTAGTAATAACAATATTGCTGTTATCTTCTGTATCTACAATCGACAGGCTGGCTATCTCTGTGCCGTAGGACACAATGCCGCAGAGTCCTAGATCGGCAAAGATTGTCTGTACGGTAGGCAGAAAATCGGCCAACTCAAAATAACGATACCCAGCAAACTTGTTATGGCCTGACTTGGTAAGCTCTGTGTTTTGTAGCCGTATACGAGCTTGGTTTAATTTAATAAATACTGACATGGTTTTCCCCTTCACTTGGTTAAATAGTATTCTGCTACACCTTCTTGGTACTCAAAGGACAGGTAGTATAACTTCCTGCCTAACTTCTCCCAGTCTTTCTTTTCAATGCAATCACGCAAGAAAGCCTGTAGCTCGGCATTGTTGCAGCTCTGTTGCAGAGCCTCGCCCCACTTGAATATATCGGATGGATCGTACTCAGGATTGGTCTTAACTTCATCGTAGACACGCTCTTGCAGATCCAATGCGTAATTGTCATCTTCTGGCTCGTAGTAGTTGTCGTTGTTGTAGGTCATAGCACACCTACACGAAAGCCATAAACTACGGCAACAAAGAATACGATAACTGCCCCAAAAATACCGCCTAAAATAATGTCTTTCATTTCATACTCCTTCACGAGTGGTTAATCTGTACTGCATGAATCCATACTAATCTACAAATGTAGAGATTTGCAACTAATTTAGATTAGGACAAACCCTAATGTGGCTTTTTTGCACTATGTCGCATTTTTGTATCGGTGTAGAATAAAAGTCTACATAGGAGAAACCATGACTGCATTTGAAAAACTAATGGGTGAATTTGGCTCAATCAAGAATCTATGCCAAGTATTAGGTGTTAAGTATGTAACGGCCTATGCCTGGAAGATGCGTAACGGCATACCGGCTAAATGGCATCAAAAGATCGTAGAGGCCTCGGAAGGCCGTATTACCGAGCAAGACCTTGGCTAATAGCCAAAATAGCCGTACGGTGGCTTTGCTGGAGTCTAGGGGCTACAAGTGCGATGTGGTCGAGTCCTACAATGCTTTTACCAGGCGCAAAAAAGACCTATTCCATATATTTGACATATTGGCGGTAGGGAATGGGGAAACGATAGGCGTACAGATAACCAGCAAATCCAATATGAGCAGTAGGGTTAAAAAGATTAGCGAATCTGAGTATCTGCCAGAATTGATCCGTAGCAAATGGCGCATCCTTATTTTGGGCTGGTACAAGCAGCCTAATGGCAGATGGGCTTGCAAGGAAGTGGAGTTGTAAGGTATAGTTGTGTTTCCTATGCTGGCGGCTCTAACGACATCGTAGCGGCATAGGAGCAGTAAAGCGTTACTAGAAGGGTAAGAGGCTGAAATAGCGCAATACAG